TCGAGTTGATGCCGTGGCAGGTCCGAGCACTTGAAGGGCAGTTGACGCACAACGGCGACGGCGATCTCTTGCACAAACGATCTCTTGTCTCGGTAGCCCGGCAGAACGGCAAGTCCGTCGCCCTCAAAGCCCTCGCCCTGTGGTGGCTGACCAAACAACCGATCCACCGCGGCCAACCACAGCTCGTCATCTCTACAGCGCACAAACTCGACCTAGCCGTCGCCCTGTTCCAAGATCTCGCCCCGGTGCTCGAAACCCAGTTCGGCGCAAAAGTCAAGTGGTCTTACGGCCGCAACGAATGTGAACTACCCGACGGCACCAAATGGCTCGTCCAAGCATCGACCGGCTCAGCGTTCCACGGCCGCTCCCCCGACCTGATCCTCGCCGACGAGATCTGGGACATCTCCCTCGACGTGATCTTCAACGGCGCGATCCCATCGCAACGCGCCCGCCGAAACTCGTTGTTCTCCGCATGGTCAACCGCGGGGACCGAGTCCTCCGCGGGCTTTCTCAAACTCCGCGAAGAAGGCTTGAAGATCATCGACGAAAAAAAGCCGGGCCGCCTGTACATGGCCGAGTGGTCCCCGCCGTCCGGTGTCGATCCGATGGACGAGGTGTGGTGGTCGTTCGCCAACCCAGCGCTGGGGCACACGCTCGACATGGAAACGATCCGCGACGAGTCCCGATCCCCCGACCAAATGAGTTTTCTCCGGGCCTCGCTGAACATTTGGGTCTCGTCGGCGCACTCATGGCTTCAGCCCGGACAGTTCGACAAAAATACTATTGACACCCTCCCGCCCGGTGGTGTACTGGCAGTCGACTCCAGCATCGACGAATCCCAATACGTCGGCGTCAGGTCACAGCTCATCGACGGCGGCCAAATCGGAGTCGAGGTCGCGTTCATCGCCGGATCCCTCGGCGAAATGTGGACCAAGATCCAAGAGATCGCCCCGACCGTCGACCACGTCGCCCTCACCCCCAGCCTTGAAGCCCTCGCCCCCCTCGACCTTGAACGCAAGAAAACTGTGGTCGGCTACGCCGAACTCATAACCCACACCGCAACCGTCCGCTCGTTCATCAACGAAGGTCGCCTCGCCCATACTGGGTCGATGCTTTTGTCGGAGCACGTCAACCGTGCCGTCGGCATCAAAACCCCGCAGGGCTACGTGGTGTCGTCGCAACGATCACCGGGGCCGATCACGGCTTGCCGGTGCATGATCTGGGCAGTTGCCCTCGTTGCCAAACCTCAGCGTCGAGCGAAGGCGGCTATCGCTTTCGGAAGGTGATTGATCACTTTCTATCTCTTTCTCAAATGCTGGAATAGTTGTTCCAGTTTTGGAATACTCCGGGGCGATGGCACTTTTCCGCCGAAAGATCGAAGCCCCCGCAGTCGCGTCCGCCCCCTTGAACGCTGCCGCCGCTGGCGCTTCCCAGATAGGGCAGTTTTACTCGTATTCCGTCGGGGCATCCGAAGAAGCTGCCCTATCTGTGCCCTCAATCGCCCGCGCCGTGTCGCTCCTGTCAACCGTCGTCGGGACCCTTGATCTGAAGTCGTACACACTCCAATGGACCGGCGACGAATACGAGAAGCTGTGGGTCGAGGGCGAGTCATGGATGTCGCGGCCCGATCCGTCGGTCCCGCGCCAGTTCATCATGGCGAAAACCGCCCGCGACCTGATCATGTACGGCCGCGCACATTGGGCCGTGACTGCCCGTTACTCGACGGGCTACCCGGCGCAGTTCCAATGGCTCCCGGCGAACATGGTCTACTCGACGACAATGCCCGCCGCGCCCGAGTGGTTCGGTATGCCCGACGACTTGGAGTTCAACGGGATGCCCCTCGACGTCGCCAACACGATCACATTTCTCAGCCCTAATCAGGGCATCGTTTATGCCGGCCGTCGGGCTGTCCAAATCGCGCTTCGTTTGGATCAAGCAGCGGAACGCTTCGCCGCGACCGAGATCGCTGCCGGTTATCTTCAGCAGACAGCCAACTCCGAACCGATGTCGAACCGATGTCAGCCGAGGAACTCGGCGAACTCGCTTCGGCTTGGGCGTCGGCCCGCCGCGTCTCGGCTGTCGGTGCACTCAACTCGGCCGTCGAGTGGAAAGAGTTCACGTCCGATCCGTCGAAACTGCAGCTCGTCGAGTCCCGCAAATACGCCGCGCTCGAAATGGCGCGTCTCTTGGACATCCCCGGCTACTTGCTCGGGATCGACCAGTCCGGCATGACGTACATGAATGCGCAACAATCACGTCAGGATCTCATCTTGTTCGGGGCACGTCCACTACTCCATGCCATTGAGGAGCGCCTGTCCATGGACGACGTACTCCCCCGCGGCCGCCACGTCCAGTTCGACGTCGAGGAATACCTCGAAGATTTCATGGTCGAAACCCCGGACACCTACCGCGAACCCGCCGTGCCCGATATGCCCGAACTACCCGAAGACGAAATGGACCTCGAATGACCATGATCCGATTCACGTCCGACGCGATCACCGTCGACGCCGCATACAACGACGAAGAAGACCAACCGCGCACGATCTCCGGCATCGCTGTCCCGTGGGACACCGCCGCAACCGTTTCCGGCGGCCAAACCGTGAAGTTTTTGCGCGGCTCTTTTGACGTCAATCAGAAAGCCGCCAAACTGATCGAGAACCATGATCTGACACAGCTCCGAGGCACGGTCCCGGTGCTTGAAGACACCGACCGCGGCCTCGCTTTTATGGCGCAGTTCGCGAAGACCCGCGCCGCTGACGAAGCCGTCGAGCTTGTCAAGGCCGGTGCGTATGACTCGGTCAGCGTCGGCGCTGAACCTGTCAAGTTCAAGTTCGACAAAAACGGCACGATGATCGTCTCCAAGGCGATCCTACGAGAACTGTCACTAGTCGCGATCCCGGCTTTTTCTGAGGCCGTGATCGAAAACATCGCCGCTTCCTCGGCCGATCCAGAGGACGACGAAACCCAAACCCAAGACACCCCCGAGGAGGAAAAAGTGTCAGAAGAAATCAAGGCCGAGGCCGCACAAGCACCGGCAATCCACCCCGTACAGCCCATCGTCTACGCCGCCGCCCGCAAGGAAACCCCGCTGCCGACCGCAGTTGAGTACCTCGCCGCGGCAATCGCTGGAGGCTCCGCATGGCATGAAATGAGCGCCGCCCTTCGTGCAGCCGCGCCCGATGTCGTCACCACCGACACCCCCGGCATCCTGCCCACCCCCATCGTTGGGCCGGTGTACAACAACTTCGTGGGCCGTCGCCCCGTCGTCGACGCAGTCGGCGTTCGTGCGATGCCCGGAGGCGGCAAAATCTTTATCCGTCCCGAAGTGACCACCCACGTCTCGGTCGGTGCAAGCCTCGCCGAAATGACCAACCAGTCCGGCACCCTTGTCGTGTTCAACAATCAGGTCACCAAGCAGATTTTCGGCGGCTACGTGAACGTCTCCGAAGCCGACTTGGACTGGAGTGATCCCGCAGTCCTGTCAATCATCCTTGACGACATGGGCCGCATCTACGCCAACGCAACAGACAACTACGCCGCCGACACGCTCCGTTCCGGTGCTTCGGTAACGCAGAACTTCGCTTCGGCTTCGTCGCAGGACCCCGCTTACTGGATGTCGTGGATCTCCACCGCCGCCCAGACGATCCTTTCGTCGAGCAATGGCAATCTTCCGACTCACATCTTCGTGAACCCCGAATGGTGGGGTGCGCTCATGGGCCTCAGCGACACCGCAGACCGTCCGTTGTTCCCGCAGGTCGGCCCGATGAACGCCTTCGGCAACCTCGCCCCCGGCCAGCCCAACGGCATGGCTTTCGGCCTTCAGGTTGTCGTGGACCGCAACTTCGCGGCCGACACGCTCATCGTCGCAGACGCTTCCGGGTACGAAGTGTTCGAGCAGCAGAAGGGCGCAATCAGCCTCGACTCACCGTCGACCTTGTCGCGCACAATCGCCTTCCGCGGCTACTTCGCCGCCCTGATGATCGACAGCAGCAAGTTCATCCGCGCGGCGTTCGTCTGATCCTGACTGACTGACTGAGAGGGCTGCACCATGGCAACATTCACCATCACCCACGCGATGAGGCTGGATGGGTACGCCGTGGTGCAGACCCTTGAAGCCACAGAAATCGGCATCGGTCAAACGATCACGATCTCCGGGGCGACCGACAGCACCTTCAACGGCACGTTCACCGTGCTCGCCGTCCCCGTCTACAGGTACGACGGCATCGACACCGAAGGCGATTTCCTCTACGAATACGACGACCTCATCCCCAACCAGTTGTTGTTCGCGGACGCCGGAAACGACGTTGCCCGCAACAGCTCAGCCGGGACAATCACTTGGACCCAAACCTGCACATGGATCACCAAATCAGCCGTCGAAATCGCATTAGGCTACGCCCCCGCCGGAGACGACGCCACCTACCTCACGACGTGCACCGCGGCGGCCAACGCTTTCGCGTTTCGTCGACGTAAAGCCGCCGGGTACTTCGACTCGTTGACAACTTCGCCATCTGGAGACGTCACGCTGGGCACAACGCTCTACGCGATGGCCCTGTACCGCGAACGCGGCTCGGTCGACTCGTTCGCGTCGTTCCAAGACATGACCATCACCGCCGCGCCCGGCACGATGGGAC